TTTTTTCGGTGTTTAAAACGATATCTTCAAACAACGCTATAACATCACTTGCAAGAAGATGATACCGTGCCCAGCAAAAAGCTACAAAGTCACCATCGCTAATAAATTGTTGTTCAACAATCTTCTTAGTAATATTTTTGAGCGTGACCCCAGCAGTCCTTGCATTCCACGAGATATCAACTTCCAGGCGCCCGCAATCTTTAGTAACCAGATACGCGAACTCTAACTTAAAACGTTGCAAAAAAATATCCCTCAAAACAGGGATGAACCTGAACTCATAGGCGTAACCAACTGACTTGCCAGCCATATACGCGTGATCGGAAATCGCTTGATTGCGATTGGCCCGCATGTTAAACCTACCCAAAGACTTCCCTAATATGGGGACTGTAAGGTGCCTACCATAGGAAGTGGGTACGAAAAACTTACTTAAAAACGTTGCGGTGTACAAACAAGCATGCCTCTTGACTCTAGCCTCCATTTGTGAATCAGAAGCAAGAGATTCATAAACTTTGACAGCATACTTGCAAGTACCACGCAACACGGCGAGCATGTCATCACCCATGAGCATCGCACGACAATGTTTGATTCCCGTCTTACGCAAAAATGACCACAAAATGCAGCCATTCCAAAACGTATTACGGAAAGTTGTGTCAGTGGCGCCCGTTGGAAGCTGATTATGAAGCGATGCTGAAATGCCCTGTTTCTTTGACTTAACTGTGAATTTGTTAGTCTTCAGATGAATCCTAACAAACCACTCAGGGCACCCCAACATACGCATCATAGCCACTTCCAAAAGCTGGACGTCACTACATTGAAACTTGTCGTTTGAACTAAAATCAGCCTCTAGCCAATATTCATCATCAAATTGTCTTTCGAGATGGTGTGTGTAATCAACTGGTGTCTTCTTGTAACTAGTCCTAAACTGCTTGGAACCCCTCATGCCACTAAGGCAAAAGTCGAATCTGCGCATGAGCTCATTAAAAATGGGCCCAGAAATAACATTGTACAGATCCGTGCCTTTGAAAATGACACGAGGAGCCCAATTAGGCTTATGACTAGCTAAAAGAGCCTCAACCTTGACAAATATATCCTTGGAAGAATAATCTTTCAACTCGGCAAAAGGTAGAGTCTCCAGAGCCTTCTCCATTCGTATTTTCTTTTCTTCTCCGAATTTCGAAAGCCAGTCAAGATAAAGGTTTTTGCTCCAGTCAAAACTTGGCATAGCATCAGGGCAAACTTCTTTTACGAACTGAAGTGAGCTTGAGATGATGAACGGCGTGGCCCTTTTCGCAGAAAAATAATTACAACGCTTGCGAAAAGCGGCGATGGTATTGGCCCAACCATTATCAGGAACAACAGGATGAAGATGCCTTAAAAGAGGCCCCATCTGCTGAACCTTTGTGCGGGAGTCTTCCAGTTGCTTAGGCAACCTAAGGCGGACTCCTTCAATGGGCTTAATCATCGGATTGGCTACCTCATGATACTGTGCAGCACTCTCGACGAACTCATACCGGTGGTGCCCTCGAAGCATTCCCACGATGCTTCGAGGCAAGGGAACGG